GTGGTGTCACTATGGCTGCTGCGCCTCGTGGCGGTCCTGTCTTCGGGATGGTAGAGACAAGTTATCCAAAAGAAGGGGACGTAGACACATTACAGGCGGTCCTCTTTCGCATCAGCGAGTATCTGAAGAGAATACAAAATTCGGAGCAGGTGGCTCACGAATATGATGAAAATATTGAAGATAGATTTACGGATCCAAACGCAAAGGATTCGACAGCGTACGGGGAAATTCCCCCTTACCAAGATACACCAGAAGGTCGAGCAGACGCCGCAGACCCAACCTACACATTTGCGGGATACGGCTACTACTACTAATGTCGTTAATCTATTTTGTGTTGTGTTCTTATGGGATCACACAAATACTAGCATTTGCTAAAATTTTTGACTCCATCCGCCCAAAGCACCACTTCTTTCATTGTCCAATGTGTATTGGCTTCTGGGTCGGTGTTTTCTTAATGATGCTTAATCCCTACACCGAACTATTTACTTTTAGTGTCAGTTTGGTGAATGCTTTATTATTAGGATCGCTTTCATCGGCTACATCATATGCGTTATGTATGCTCATATCAGATGGAGGCTTTCAATATGAACACCGAATTAAAGGGGATGTGGACGCAAAAGTGGAGACTAAGACCCGTAGCCAGATGCTGTCGTGGTAGTTGTACCGTGCGGGTAGCGCCCGCACTTAAAGGAGATTAAAATGACTAAGAAATATGTGCTTCAAGAGTTTATGAATTTGGATTATAGCGACGATCTTCTCACCGAAGAAGAGCGTGAAGGTAATCGCAATGGTACTCACCTTATTGTCGCAGGTAAGATCCAAGCCGCCGACGCCAAGAACGGTAATGGTCGTATTTATCCTCGTCCAATACTTGAACGAGAGATGAAAAACTATACGAAACTTGTAAAAGAAGGCAGAGCCATCGGCGAACTCGACCACCCAGATTCATCAGTAGTAGAACTCAAAAACGCCAGTCATGTTATCACTGAGGTGTGGTGGAAGGGTGACGACGTAATGGGTAAGATGAAGATCCTCAACACCCCAGCAGGACAAATTGCTCGGCAGCTTGTAGAGGGCGGTGTTCAACTTGGGATTTCTAGTCGTGGTCTTGGGTCCACTCGCCAACAAGGTGGAGTGACAATGGTTGAAGATGATTTTCAATTACTTTGTTTTGATTTGGTATCTGAACCAAGCACAACAGGGGCTTTCTTGGTTGCTGAAGGACAAGAGGTAAAAACTCACCTAACCAAGGCTGACCGAATTAACAGAGCACTAAACGATATTCTGGGAGATTAGCCTGTGCCTGGTTACGGAGCAAAAGACAGTTTAGGAAATTTTTACTTTAAAGCTCTCGGTGACGGTGAGATAAAGCTTGGTAACACTTCTGATGATTTAATTCATGTTACAGGAACATTAGATGTTGCTGGTCCAGCTAATATATCTAGTAATTTAACAATAAGCGGCTCTTCTTCCGACACATATCTTATGATTCAGAGTGACGCTGATTGTGGCATTCGCTTGGTTGCCGATGTGAATGCTGGATCTACAGAAAATGATAATCCATATATAGACTTTTTTCAGGATGGTGGCGCTCCAACTAACAGAGCTTTTGCTCAGGCATCGATTGGACTAATCGGCGATGCAGGTCAGAAATTTTCTGATTCTTTGGCGAATGCTTTTTATTTGATGGCTGCCACAAGCACAAATTTTGACAATGCGTTTCAGATCGCCACAAGAAGAAATACTGATGATCAGAAAGCATCACGTATAACCATAGAGCCCACACAAGGTTATGTTGGTGTTCACACAAACAGCCCAGCACACGAATTAGAAATTAACGGAAAAACTAAATCCAATCATTACGTTACTGCTGTAACAACACAGGATCTTGGTAATTCTACAAGTAATACGCTTTCTACAAGCTCAGGGGTTGTTCTTTTGGATGCTGATTCTATTAACGGAACTGAAATGATGGGACAAGAAGTCCACAGCCTTGTTATTCCCAACGGAACTAGCTCAGGCCAACGTCTTAGTCTCGTTGTCAAAACAACAACTAATAATGTAAGTATTATGCCAGCCGGAACTATAAGTGGCTCCTTTGGTGCCTTAAACGATTCTATTGGTGTAACAGCATTAGAGTTTATATGGATAAGTGAGAGTTCTCACAATGCGTGGCATCAAATCTAAACGGAAAGGAAAGAGATGAAAAAATCGGAACTCAAAAATATTATTAAAGAATGTGTCAAGGAAGTAATTCTTGAAGAGGGTGTTCTATCAGGAATTGTATCGGAGGTTGTCCAGGGATTAGGTGCTGGCTCTCTTATACAAGAGGCAAAGCCCCAGACTATGAGCGCATCTAACTCCTCTAAGAAGATAGCAGAAACCAAAAAGCACATGCTTGACGCTATAGCTGCTAATTCATATCAGGATGTAAAAGATAAGTTTGCTAACCCTGAACTTTTTGAAGGCACTACCCCTATCGTTGAGGGTAATGGAAGAGGGGCTCTCTCCGGAGTTTCTCCTAATGATCCTGGTGTTGATATAACAAACATTCCCGGCTTTGGAAGCTGGTCAAATGTTGCAACTGCAACAAGAAAGTAATTTACAATGAGAAAAAGAAAAAATAATGTTTTAAACCCTTGTGTTACAGTTCGGGCAGAAGATAACAATAACGACCCTGAAAGAATGATACGCCGCTTTAGGAAGCTTGTCAAAGCAGAGGGTATTATTGAAGAACAGCGTAATCGCCGCTACTTCAAATCACCCAGTGAGAAGCGCAGAGAACAAAAAGAAGAAAGACAAAGATTGATCAACAAGGTGAATAAGCGCAGAGATGAACTACTTAAACCTAGGGATCGATATAAAAGAAGGAGGTCGTAACACATGGCTATATCACCTGACCAAACACAATATCATACAAGGCCATTTGCAGGATTGGGGAGCGTTGGCTCTTACCAAGTTGCTGGTGCGCCCTTTATGACGGGAAGCACTATTACTGGCGGTGCTGAGGTGGAAATAAAATTTCCAGCCGTTACTAGATCTATTACAATTATTAATAAGGACGCTGCCAACGACGACATTCGTGTGCATTTCCAATCCAAGGACACAGCTAGGACTATTGCAGGAGTTCACTATGTGACTCTGGCAGACCAGAACTCATCTCTTACTATGAATATTAAATGCAAGAGTGTTTTTCTTTCAGCGCCAGGTAGCGCAGCTACTTTTGAAATGTTTGCAGAATTAACAGGTATTCAGCCACAGTCGATGTTTCCTTTGACTGGTTCTGGCATCGACGAATAAAATAGGAGGACGATCCAATGGGATTCGGCAGTGGAGGAGGAGGTTTCACGCCCTCACCAAATAATGTTCCTGGGAGCACCCAGACAGGTACAGATAAAGATACTGATTTACATCAGTTTACTGGCTCAGTAGACATTACCGGATCTCTTACCCTTAATGGCTCCTCTGTTACCGGTGGCGGCGGAGGCGGCGGCGGAGCAGTCTCCACTTACACCAACGCTGGCAACGACAGAGTATTAACCTCTGTCAACTCTAACACTATTAATGGCGAAGCTAGTCTTACTTTTGACGGGACATCTCTAACGTCTCCACAGGTGACAGCCTCTGTTTCTATGAAGACTGCCGCTCTTGAGATATCTTCCTCAGCAGAGGGTGCTCTTTTTCGAATAGACCATGAAACACAGAGCGGACCAGAACCAATCTTGTTTGTAACAGGTAGCGGCTTGGTCGGTATTGGTACTGATAGTCCACTGTCTAGCACTCCAGGTGACGACACAAACCGTCTTCACATTGTGGGCAATAATGGTGCCGAACAAGGACAAGCTCCTGTATTAAATACTCAGTTAGTGCTTGAAAACGACAGTCACGCTGGAATCCAGTTTATGTTCCCAAGCGGACAGTCAGGTCAGATTACTTGGGGAATCCCAGGCGCCGCTAGAAAAGCTGTTTTTTATTATTCTTCTAATAATAATAGGTACGAGTTCAACGGCCCCAGTTTTGGCGGCGCACGGGTAATGACCATGCTCGCCAGCGGCGACAGTGTGAACATCGGAAAGTCAGGTAGTCCTCATATGGTTACAGACAAGGCGTCCCTTCACATTTCTTCTTCTGCTGCCGGCACTGATGAAGGCGGACCAGTCTTGCTTAGGGTTGACCACGCTGATCAACCCGGCGCAGCCCCATCTTTGTTCGTCACAGGTTCAGGACGAGTTGGTATTGGGACAGCCAGTCCATCAGCACCACTAGATGTTCTTAACACCTCCACTCAAGCTAGGTTCTCGTATGACGCAGATAGTTTTGCAACTTTGACTGTTGCAGATGGTGGAGATACTACTCTATCCTCCAGTGAGGGTGGAAACATTACTCTTGATGCCGACGACATCTTTCTTAAGTCTAACGGGGGGCAAGTAAAGATTGAACGCCCAGGAGGTTCTACCAGGCTTCAGTTCGATGTATCAACTTCCACTTCTCTTATTGATAGTCCAAATAATACCGACATAGCATTTAGGCTTGGCACTGGGCTTAAAGAACTCGCTCGCCTTGATCAAAGTGAAAATGCTCTATTGATGTCAGGTACTTTCAATAATCCTGGCGGTGATGCCGGCATTAACTTTAGAGACACGGCGAATAGCATTCATTCGCCCGGATCTAATCGTCTTGCCCTAACTTCTCCAACCTTGGAAATCACAGGCTCAACAAAGATGTCGGGAGCCTTAAGAATAGACACTGCTGATACTACTGATAACCCAGCTATATTTGTTGATGGTTCCACATCACTTGTTGGCATTGGGTGTGCTGATCCCGAAGCAAGACTTGAGGTACGTGAAGATCTAGACAACGAAGACGTCTTTATTCAGGTTCGTGGTGATGGCTCATCATCAGGTTACGCCGGCTTCAGGGCAAAAAGAAATATTGGTAATGCAGAGTTTAAGCTTAAAAATGACGGCACAACACCAAGAGTAGAAATAGCAACAGAACGTGTATCTTCTTTCCCTCGTCCAAATGTTGAGCTACACCCAGGCGGTGAAGCCGTTCTTAAAGCTCTTTACCAAGCAGGACTTGAGATAACTGGATCAACAAAGATTTCAGGAACTTTTGGCTCAACAGCGATTGAAACGCTAACTGCTGCCGGTACAATATCAGCCACTACAGGATTGACAATCATAGATGCATCATCTTCACTTGCTGTAAATAATACTCTAAACTTTACCATTGCAAATGGTACTTTTGTAGGACAAGAAAAGAAAATTAGAGCAATGATTAAATCCGGATCAACTGGACCGTTGTCCACTGGAATAGCAATTGGAGGTGCTAATATTGATTCAGCAGGAGATGTTCCCGTTGGTCAGATTGTTCTCTCTGGTAATCTTCCAGATAATGGGCCATTATTTCATCGAGCAGGCTGTTCTCTAATTTGGGGCGGAACAAAGTGGCTCCCTGTTGGTAATTTTAATTTTAATATTAACAATACAGGCAGGTCCTTCATCTAGTAGTGTCTCTATTTAACATTTCTAGTCGTTTACATTTTTAATCTACTATTTATTTTGATGTAATATCATCAATTAAAGGGGATATATCTATGTCTAATATGCTAGAACAAGCAATCGTTGACGCAAAGGCTCTTCGTGAAGCCGCTGTCAAAAGCGCAGAATCTGCCAT